TGAGTAACCTTCTTGGAGAGTTGTCTCACGAACAATAGATCCAGCAGCACGGTTCCTACAGATAACTTCTAGTGGAACGATGTCTACCTTCTTACAGATCATCTTGTTAGCACCAACCATATTGATGTAATGGGTTGGGATATGTTCCTGAGAAAGTTTTTCAAAGATGATAGATGAGATACTGCAACAGAGAGATCCTTTTCCTAAAGGATGATCAACCATTTCACCATTACCAGCAGTTACCTTATCATGGTACTCAATGATGACACGATCAGCATCGTCACCAGCGTATACGGTTTTGACCTTGCCTTCTATAATTACTTTCATCCTTCAATACCTTTAGGAAATTCTTCAATCTCAGTCAATTCATAATCCCAGTCTTCCATGACTGTGTTAGCAAGGAATCTATCAGATAGCATTTCAAGTTCCTTCTCAGCATACTCTCTGCTCTCTGCTTCCAACCATACATCAATGACCTTACCTAATCTAAGTTTCTTGATATCCAACTCAGACAATCTCTTACAGGCATCTCTCACAGCATTACCTGGTGAATCATCAACCTGTGATCGTAATCGGACAAATACTAATGCTTTAAACTTCATAATGTTCTTTCTAATCTTTCAGTTGGTTGGTCTGGAAAATCTCTTGGACGACTATCCAAAGCATTATCAGTTCTAGGTGAACCCTCGTTCATTTTTTCTACTCTTTGGAATGATACTCTCTTATATCTATTTGCCCAAATATCTGGCATCCAATATGTTACTTGCCAATCAATAGTAGAATTTAACTCAAGATGTTTTTCTACAGAATGATTGAAGATACCAATCTGAATGTATCCATCGTGAGTGACGCAAGAGTTTTCACCAATACTAACTATGAATAGTTGTTTCATCAGTTATGTCCCAAGTTGAAGGATGAAATACACAATACTCATTAAATGTAATCTTCATTTCTTTTTCCGTCAGTCCACAATTTTTTGCTGCTTTTGGTAGATTCCATTTTGCAGAAAATAACATTTCCATTGACTCTCGTGTTTCAGGTCTCATTAAAAATAATTAAAGTTGATTTTGTATCTGCCCATGGCATTTGTTGTAGTTGTTGAACGATGTTTAATACAAGGATTAAACACCATCATACGATTTTCGACACTCTCCACCTTTGTACCATCTTCAAATTCAGTATATCCATCACAAGTGTTTATTGAAAATAACGCACCTTTATGAGGAAAAGTATAATCAGTATGCCAAGGGTGTTCTTTTAGAGTTTCTGTCCATGGATAAAAATTGCATTTAATTCTATAATAAGTATGTAATCCTAGTTTCTCTTGCATCTTCTCGATAAATAGTTCGTCTATCATAGAGAAAAAACTAGAAGCAGGTTTCATCTTTGAATAAAACATGTGCGTACCATACCAATTCCAATCATGTTTTACATCATCAGCATATGCTACACATCTGTGAATGTGATATGCAAAATCTTCTCTGTAATATAAAACATCTCTTAGGTTAACAAGATCTGGATATGATAAAAATTTATCAATAATAGTAACTTTATCATTCATTCGCATTTTCCATAAACTGCTTTTGAAATTCTTCTACCTGATTTTGAATCTCATCGGGAATAGGAGAAATTTCGTTGACAGGAACCATCATGACAGATTTACCATCAGGACGAGTAATTTTCCAACAAACATTTTGTGTTTCGGTAAGATTTAAAAGAAAATCAAAATGATCTTCTGCCTCGGCAAGAGTAATTCCAATAGGTCCAATCATTGTGCAGCAAAGCAATAAGTAATCATATCAGGATCCAAAAGTTCTTGTATTTCACTCACAGTTTCAGAGAAACCTTCAGCACCTATAGAGTTAAAATTCCAATTTACAGTCTTATCATATCCTTCATCATCAACAATATTGATTGACCGTTTTGAAAAATTGACAAAGACATGTGCAAGGTTAGTGCTCATGCGAACTCCTGACTACCTATCTAGTATAGCAGCAGAAGGATGCCCTGTCAAGTCAGTTCAAGAAAATCGTGGCACCCATGATCAGGACTGTTGCGCCAGCATTAATAAGCACACCTGCTCCAGCATTAATACTAACTCCAGTGCCTGCATTCATCATAACTGCACCAGCGACAACATTAACATTAAACAGACCAGTAACAACATTACAGTTATATCCTGTTGTTCCACATGTAAGTGAATATGGTCCGAGTGGGTTAGCAATAGTATATCTGGGGATAATATCAGCAGATAGACCAGGTGTCATTACAGTTTCAACAGATCCAGAAACAAATCTACGAATACCTGTAAGTGCCTTAGGAATTACTGAAGCGGGAGTATTAATCATCTCCACCAAGTGTGGTGTAACAAGTTCAATTGAGTTATCTCCACTAATAATAACTTCTCCTGCAGAAATTGATGCCTGACCACCACTAGATTCAAAGATACTACTAGTAATTTTAGTAGAATTTGATCCTATATTAAATTCAGTGCCCTGAATCTCCATTTTTGCACCAACAGTGCTGATGTCAACATCAGATCCAAATCTGACAGTATGTTTCTGGATTTTCTTTCCTTGCTTTTTACCCTTCTTGTCAACAACTTTTGGGGAACCCTCAGCACCAAAAAAGAAACCACCACCAACTTCGATATGACAGTTACCAGTAACTTTTAAGAAATAATCACCATCAACATTAATTACCTTATCATTATCAACTGCCTCACAATCATCTCCGTGAATTTCTTTAGTGTAATTACCAGCATAAGAAGTGTGATCTGCAACAAAATTACCAGTATCACCCTTACCAGCGTTTTGATCTTTTTTATATTTTTGAACCTGTTTTTCTAAACTTTCGTTATCGATATCGGGTTGTTCTTTTCTAATCTCTTTACGAGCATTGTATTCAGCATATTCACTCTGATTAATTTTAACAGACCAATCTGCTCTACCACTAGCACTTTTCTTTACACTTGCCTGACGACCAGGAGTACCAACGTACATTTCATAAGAACCGTCCAAGAATGTTTTGGCAGCAGTTAAATAAGGGTCAGATTCATTCAGAATACTATCTAAGATACCACCAGAATTTGCATCTCCACCACACTCTCCCCTACTTTTTCCTCTAATTTTATTAATATTTTCTAATTCTTCTGGAGTACAATGAGTTACACCGAATAAAGGATACCAACCTACAGTATCAACACCACCATCAGCAGTTCTATTACAATCACCCTGAGCAAACTTAATGAACATTGCGATTAAACCAGTGATGCTAGTAATACCTTTCTTAATAAGATCAGTTCCTGCTTCAAAGATTTCACTACCTGCTTTCCATGCCTCAATGATTTCCTTTGCTTGCTGAACACCATCAACAATGCCACTAACGGTATCAACAATCTTAAGAACTTTATCAAGAAGTTTCTGAACCTGACAAATAACGCTATCAATGGTTTTCTGAACTCCTTGCATCACCATAGTTGCTTTGTCAATAATTCCATCAAGGAAATCATTAACATACTCCATAAGTTCACCAACGGGATCTGCAATCCAATCAAGAATATCACTATCAAAATTGCAAAGTGATGATAAGATTTGTGTTACTGCTGTTTGAATTGCAGTAAAGATAATAAACGGAGCACCAGTTGCACCACCAAGAAGATTAACAAGTTCTAATTGTTCTGCAAGAGCAGCAACTTGCGCTCTGACGGCAGAAACAACTTGAGCAAATATAGCACCCAAGAAATTTTGTAGTTTAGCAGTTAGTTCTTGTGCCTTAACTATCTTACCTGTAACAACACTCATAAAGTCGCCATCTTCTGCAGCAACTAAAGTTCCCGCAGTATCAGCAAGATCTTCTAAAAGATATGATAACTTATACTCTAATGTTTTCCATGGACCGCCAACTCCATTTGCAGCAGGAATTGGTTTTTCGGGATTTCTAGGTTTAGTAGGATTCTCTGCATTACCTGCCATTGAGTTCCCAATATTATTAGGAGAACCAATACCAGAAACTGCAGCAGATGAATTTTCTCCCTTTTGACTGGGAAGATCTACTGTATTATCTTCCTTTGCTCGATTATAACCCTCTTCTGCAGTTCTTGCCATACTTGCATTAGGATTACCTGGCGTCATTGTTGCTACATTAGGAGCAAGACCTGGTTCCATCTGCTCACCAGTAAAAGCAAAAATTTTCTCAGTTTGACTTTCTGCAGATTTTTTAACGCGCATAACACCAATAACAATTGGCATTTGAGCATTCTCGCCATCCATGAAGAATCCCATGACAATAGCGCCAGGTTGCAACTGACCAGAACTTTCGCCCTGACCATCATTACCTGATTGACAAGTATGTTGTAAAACTGTTGCCCAAGGTAAATTTTCAGTTGGAAGATCTGTTGTTGTTCCTCCTCTTACATTTGTATAGTAACCAAGAACACGAACTCTAACCCGACCCAATTCCATCGGGTCTTCGTTATCTTCAACTTCACCAACCCACCAGAAAAATCCGTCTTTACCGACAAAGTTTACTGTTGGTTCATTAATAATACCGTCAATAGTAGGCATATCTTCACAAGTGCTACAAGTTTATTTATTAGTATTCGGGACCATCAAAAAAATGTCTATCTTTTTCCCTACGTTTCTCAAATCCATCTTTATTTTCACCATTCCATATTTTATCATGATGACTGTAAATTAATTGTTTTCCCATAATATTGAATGATACAATTAATCTATCTTTATCAGATTGATTAGGTGATGCTTCATGCAACATATAAGATGGAAATACCACCAGGTCACCTTCTTTCACACGAGGACTAAAATTAGTTATCGATCCACTCATAGGTTCTGGAAACGGCATGTAAAATTTAGTCGCATCATGAACTTCTGGATCAAAGTCAACATAAAGAACTGCTGAATATCCGCAAGCACCATGATTGTGAACAGCATGTCTTTGATGTATTGCAGATCTTTCAAACCACATACCCAATAAAACTGCAGGATATCCAATTATTGAAGAAACTTTATTCATTTCTTCAACAGTACAGTCTTGAATAACCTGAGCATATGAAGGTATGCTATTATCAGATCTTTCTAATGCATGATAATCTGTAAAACCTGACTCGGGAAGATTCCTGAGTATTAATTGTTTTTTCCCCGTCCAATCGGACAGAGAAAAATGAAAAAATGGGTATACAATTTGGTTTTCGGTGTGAAGCATTACTCTTTGATATATCCAAAGTCGACAAGATATTTACGTGTTAATTTGGTTGGTTCATAAACCTCCCACATCTCACCAGTAGCACATGCTGCAAGGGCATTCATAGTCATGTTTTCAGTTCTACCTGCCCAACCTGCTTCTGCTTCCCAAGGTAATGCTGACTTAGGATATGTACGCTCTGCCATCACACGCCAGATCATAGGAACTTCGTCCTCTGGTTTGATGATAGCAATCAAACTGTTGTCAATCGTACCTGCCATACAATCCTGTGCAGCGTGCCATCCTTCATGTCTCATTACCATCATGAGAGTAGCAGGAGTATCCATAAACTTTCTGTTTAGAAAGAAGTTATTGGAGACAGTATGATAGACACCACGATGTCCTTCTGGAAAATACTTCTCATCAGCAAGGAATACTTTAACACCCACTTGGTTCAATGACACAAGCATATTGTTAAACTCATTCGCAACTGGAGTAAATTCTTCAGTGTTATCGTACTGAGAGGAAACATCTAGAAGAGAGAAAACTTCATCTACATCATCAGTACATTCTCTCAAGAGCATACATCCCATGGAATCCATAGTCTTGTATCCTTTGGTAATCTTATCTTCATCCGCAAGTGCAGGTGCAGTTACCATACCAAACATTAGTCCAGCAAGAATTACATTAGTTAGTTTCATTTAATTTCATTTGATAGATGTCAATTTCGTTTATACCCATCATGTTAAATGAGAGTATAACTCTTTCTTTATCGTTAGTATTTGGATTTGCGTAATGCAAAAGTTGAGAGGGAAAGAAAACAATATCACCTTCTTTAACATTAGGAGTATAATCCATATGATCCCCAGAAGATGCTTCTGTAAAGGGACTTAAAAAAGTTGTAGCAGAATGTATATTAGGATTGTAATCTACATACAAAACTGCTGCCCAACCATTCGATCCATGATTATGGACACAATGATGATCACATTTTCTTGCTCGCTGCGTCCATACATTTTTGATGTATGCAGCATGTCCAACATCTCTTCTAAATTGTTGTAGAACTGGTTCTATAAATTCATCAAAGATATCAAGATAATTTGATTTAGATTTGTCTAAGTAATCCGATGATACTGTGTCGTCTCTCTTCTCATAAGGTGGCAATGCACCTAACAAAATAGGTTTATAGTAAGACCAATTAGGTACAGTATATTGTAATACAGAAACCTTAAATGGATGGTGTATCGTCATAATTAGATTCGTAAAAATTTATACGGATCTAAACTACCCCAAACCAACTCTCCTGTTTCAAGATCATAACCTTGATCACAGGTATGTAGTTTATTTCCATAGGCAGTAATTTGTGATACGACTTTATCACCACGATAACCTCTACATTGATCGCCAGAAAGTCTGCCAATCCATGCTTGACCATCGAATGTAAATATCATATCACAAACATCGTGTCTTGTCCAGTCTAAATGATAATTTTCCACAATCATTTCAGTATCTGATACGAAAACAAATTTATGATTCTTTTTTCTATAAAAGCACTCAGGACCATCACAACGTTTGTAGTTCATAGATTGAAAACCATCTTCATGAGGTTTCCAAATAATCTCTACAGTAACATATTCTGTTGGATTTGATTGTGCTTGCGCTTTATTTGACCAATGACCAAGTAAACACTCTTCAAAATTCATTTCAAGACCAAATTAACAAATTAATCCTCATATACCAAACATTCTGGCTCAGATGGATTGGAATCACAATACAATTCTAGTGGTGAGGGATCGTGATGATCTCCTTCCTCAATCTCTTTCTTATGATGCTCCACATAATCTTCCAATTCGTGCAACTCACCCTCAATGTGGCGACGTTGATTGGGTGAGATCATAGGATTGTCAAGGATTTCTTTGTCCTTTTCAATATGTTTCTCGATACTGTCCATAATTGATTCTAATACTACTATATTTATTAATCTGTAGAATCCTTTAATAGCAAGGCTTCTGTAGTCATTTTAGTGCCAACTATTTTATGTGTCAACCCACTGATGACATACTTACCACTAAACTTTTTATCAGTTTTAGTTTTTGAACCTGCTTTTACTGTTGATGGCATGATAATGTCGATTCCAGATCCTGCATATAAATCAAGATTACCAGGAATTTGAATCATTAGTTTAATATTTTTAAGAGATTCAATTCTCATCCATTGATATGCCTGAAGTTCTACCAACTCCTCATAATTTTGTTGTGGATTATTTGCAAATTTTGCATCAAATATTTGATTTGATAGCATAGTATAACGAACTCTCTTTGGATAATCAATCATATTTTGAATTGATT